TCAAGTATCCGATGTTTGCTTTTATATCGCAGATGAAGAAAATGGCAAAGTAAAAGGCGGCACTAGAACAGCCGTTGAGCTTTGCAGGTTAAACGACGTGCCTTGCTACAACATGCGATACATTACAAAAGAAGATATCAATAAGGTGTTACAGGACACTCTATGACAAAATTCGACTTCGATTATTACGATGAGGAAGCGCTTTACCAAAGCGGAATTGATCTTATCGAAAACGGCTTTCACGTTATGCCACTTCATAAGTTCACTCTAGCAGGTAATTGCGCTTGCACAAAAGATAGCTGTCCGTCTGCTGGCAAACACCCTAAAACAAAAGACTGGCGAAACCATACACCGCTAACCAATGAGACGTTAGAGTTTCTTTTTGACAATGACACGCCTCATGGTTTAGGTATTGTTTTAAAGCCAGAACATCTTATTATTGATGTGGATGCTGCTAACGGTAAGAAAGGTTTAGAGTCAAAGAAAAAGCTAGAGTTTTACTTAGGCGATACGCTTGAGAACCTATCAAGCTATGTCGTTATCTCCGGTTCTGGCTCAGGCTCTACGCACTATTATTTCAAGAAAGATTCAGCGGTAAATATCCGCAAGAAGTTAACAGACGAATACCCTGATATTGATTTCTTGTCAGAAGGATGTTATGTAGTTGCTTGTGAGAGCTTGCATAAAACAGGTAATGTTTACCATCTTTCTGAGTTTGTTGAAAATGATCTATCTAACCTAAAAGAAGCACCAAAGAAACTGATTCAACTTATTGAGCAAAAGCATTCTTTTGTCGATAATCTTGACTCAGAGCCTTTGACGTGTACGACAGAAGAACTAAAAGAGATTCTTTCATATATTCCACCAGACATTGATTATGAAGATTGGTTCCGTGTCTGCATGGGCGTTCATTACGATACGCAAGGCAGCCAAGAAGGCTATGAAATTTTCGATCAGTGGTCAGCTGAAGGTACAAAATACGAAGGGCCGCAAAATACTTTTGATAAGTGGAAAGAAGGAGATAAACCGTCCACAGCAAAGATCACCATTGAAACAGTAAAATGGATTGCAGGGCAGTATGGCTACAAACGATTAGGGGAAGACGTAGAAGGAACGCTTGACGACTTCTTTAACAAGATCGACAATGACGAGATTGAAAAGCAGGTTATCACAAACGAATCAGGTAAAGTTTTCGAGTCAGATTCAATACCAGAAACGCTAAGGAACCCGCCCGGAATCTTAAATACAATGGTTAAATACAGTATGGCAAGCTCTAATATGCCATCTTTTTTAATCAGCTTGGTTGCCAGCTTGCAAACGATTGGCGTTCTTGCAGGGCGTGATTTTTGCTCAGAAACCGACAACTACACCAATAACTATTTCCTTGTTATCGGTGATACAGGCTGCGGCAAAGAGATGCTTAAAAGCGTTCCGCGAAACATTATTGTAAAGATTGCAGAAGCGTTTGGTCTGGATAAAGAGCTAAAAACAATGGCGAGTAAAGCAAACTCTCCGGGCGCTTTGTTTACGGCTTTCGAGCTTCAACCTAGACGACTGTTTAGCTGGGATGAGTTCGGCCACCACTTGAACGCAACCATTAAGAACTCAGGTAATGAGGCAGCGGTAGTTGCAAAGCTCCTAGAGCTTTACTCAGAGGGTTCTAGCGTCTATATTCGACCTGAGTATAGTCAGCAAGGGGTTAAGAAAGAAGATCGCGACCAAGACGTACCAACGGTGTATAATCCGCATACGTGCTTTACAGGGATTACTACTCCTATTCAGATGGAAAGCGCACTGAATAAAACCTTTATGGAAGATGGCACGATTAACCGATTTATGGTAGTCTTGCCTCAAGAGCAGTATGACGTTTACGAGCCTAAGAAGCCTTTGCAAGTACCTGTAGAGATTCTTTCATGGTTTGATAAGGTTTTGATTGCTTTATGCAAGAGAAACAACGTGCCTAGCTATACGTCTTTATCAAGAAATGATAGCGACAAGAACCCTAATAAGCTAATCCTTAAATGGGATAAAGACGCTTACGATAGGCTTATGCAGTTCCAGTATGACAATGTGCCTATCAAAAAGATGTGCAAGGAAAAAGGCTACCACAAGATCATGGCGCGTACTTACGAACACGCTTTGAAAGTAGCCTTAACGGTTCAGCTTGGTATTGATCCAAACTCAGACTCTATTTGCTTAGAAGCAGCAGAATATGCCGTTGCACTGGTTGACTTTTTGAAGAAGCAAGAGATAAAATATTATGACCTGTATTACTCTGAAAACCAGTTTGAGTCTGCTTTGAAACGAGTAACCAAGATTATTGATGACGCTGGCGTAGAAGGCATGAAAGAACATGAGCTTAAGGGCAAGCATCCGCTTAAGGGAATGCGACCAAGAGAGCGGAATGAGGTGTTGACAGCATTGGAAGAAGATGCTAGTATCGTTAAGCGAGCTGTAAAAGCTGCTTCAGGTAAAGGTCGTCATTCATTGCGATACTTTACATTAAAGAACTGGTCAATGCTGCCAGAAGAAAGGAAGGTTGTTAATGAGTAACCAAGCGAAACCGGAGAAACTATGACTATCAAAGAGCTTAAACAGCAATATATAACAATTCAATCAGGCATTGATCAAGCTAACGAATGGATCGCAGGTCAAAAACAAGAAATGCAAAAAGTTATTGACAAACTTGCACAACATATTGATAATAATAAAATTGCAGGTGATTACACAAAAGATATTGGTGAAGGTGTAAAGCTTAAATCTGCTATCACTTTAAAGCCAATTATCGACAAAGGCAAGCTAAAATCATTCACAGAAAAAGGAGGACAGTTGCCAGATGGTTTATACGTGACAAAGCAAGAATTAAGCAAGCCAGCTTTCAAAAAGTTGCTTGAAGATCAAAGCGAAGAAGCTAAAAAGATTAAAGAAAGCATCGGAGCTTCTTACGAACAGTCAGAAAAAATTAGTGTTATAATTACCGATTGATTTTTAAAGATCGTCAAAAAAAGAGGGTTTTAGGTTTGAGCGAGAAACTTATTTTAGGACTTATCGCAATGTGTTTATTTGCGGTTTCTATCGGTATTGTCTGGCATGAACAAGGTTGGCCTACTGCGGTAGCTGTTGTTTTGTTTGGCTGGGCATTAAACTTAGATAATAAATTAAAGAAGTAACAAAAAAGAGGTGTACATGAATTTACAAGATTACATTACAAGCGGTGCAAAGAAAGGCCCGAAAATTGTAATGGTATATAGCCGTCCCGGCGTTGGTAAATCTTCCGCAATCGGAGAACTTGAAAATGTTGTTTTCCTCCCGCTTGAAGACAACTTAGATCATGTTGAAGCATCAAAGCTACCGCTGTCTTCAACATGGGAAGAAGTTAAAGGCTGGATGAATATGCTGCTTACAACAGAGCATGAGTTTAAATACTTTTGTCCAGATTCGGTATCATCTTTGTCGCATATCATGGAAAAGCAAGTTTGCCAAGATGAAGGTGTAGAGGAGCTTGCAAAGATTCCATACGGCAAAGGCCCTGAATATCTAATGCAGTATGTTAAAGAGTTCTACGAGCTGTGCTTGCGACTTAAAAACGAGCGCGGAATGTACACCGTAATGACTGCGCACGCAGATATTACCAAGCAACCGAATCCAGAGGGCGAACCGTTTGATAGCTTCTCTCCAAAGCTGCACAAGAAAGCTATCGACTTCTTGACTGAGAAGTGTAACGCTGTATTCTTTGCTAGAATCAAAGAAAAAGCCGTTGAGAAAGAAAAAGTTTTTGGTCAGAAACGCTATAAAGGTGTAGGTAACGGTGAGCGAGCAATCTACACCGATAGCCGTCCGGCATACATGGCAAAATGCACTTGCAAGCACATGCCGCTTGAAATGCCTATGGATTTCAATCTGATCTTTGATTACTGGGATAATCCAGAAAAATATCAAAATCAGGCTTGATATTAGTTGTAAATAAATTTACAATACGTATTCGATAAATAAAGAGGTAGTTTAAATTATGTTAAATTTCGCAGCAGAAGCAGAGTTCAACGCAAACGAAACATTTACAGCAGATGAAGCTGTAACAGAGTCTTCTGGATTTGTTTTGCCAGCAATGAAAAACGCAGAATTTGAAGTTGTTGATATTTCCGATATGCGATGGGATGATGGCGGCATTACGCTCAACTTTAGTGTTGAGGTTAAGAATGACAACGCAGACGGTTCCCTTAATGGTCGCAAAGGCCGTGTCTCATTCCAGATCAAAGGCTTCCGGTCTCCAGAAGAAAAAGAAGGTCACGAAAAACGATTCAAGGCTTTTCATGCGGCTTGTGGTTTTAGCAGTCTTCAGCTTGCAGATCTTTCTGTATTCCAGCTTAAAACATTCCGTTCTGACGTTGGTATTTATAAAAACAAAAACACAGGAAAAGAGTCTAACAACTTTTTTTACAAAAAACCTCAAGGCGGCATGAGCGTTCCTCAGTCTGGCGGATTCCAGCCGCATATTCAACAGCAGCAAGGGTTTCAACCTCAACAGCAAGCACCGCAAGGTTTTCAACCTCAAAGCGCAAACATGAATCAGCAACAGCAACAGCAGCAAGCGCAACAAGGTATGCCGAACTTTACAAACTAAACAATAACAAGAAATACCAAAGCCTCCGAAAGGGGGCTTTTTTATCGGTATAGCTATGCGAAATACCTTAATACCCGTGAAGCCATAGCAGAAAAAAAAGCGCAAAGGCATAAGGCATCAAAGATGAAAAAAGAAGATAAATACAAAAGCAAATCAAGATTTAGCTGGGTTTTAGATGCAATAGACGAACAGCTTGTTAAAGAAAAAACAGGATCAGAAAAGCCACGCCATTACTTAGGCGCATCTTTAATCGGGGAAGAATGCGAGCGAAAAATATGGTATGACTTTAGACACGCAAAAGAAGAAAATTGGAAATCCTATAACGTAAAAGCGATTGAAGAAGGATATAGAAGTGAAGATGTTATGGTCGAGCGATTTCAACGCGCTGGGTTCGATTTAAAGAACGTAAGTTACGACCAAGACAAGCCTCGACAATTTGGTTTTAAAAGCCTAGGAGGATGGTTTAGAGGTCATAAAGACGGGATTATCTACAACCTTAAAGAGCTTGGAACGGTTATTTGGGAGGCAAAGGCAACAGAAAAATGGCTAGAGCTAAACAAGCTAATCGTTGAATATGGAGAGGAAAACGCTTTAAAGCATTGGAACGCCAACTACTACACTCAAGCTCAAATTTACATGGGTGAGTCTGGCATCCACCATCATTTGCTTACGGCTTGCAATCCCGGATCAACACGAACCGCGATAGTTTACACGCCTTTTAACGAAGCGTTTTACAAGAAAGAAAAAGAAAAAGCAAAGCGCATTATTAAAACAGACGAACCACCGTTTAAAGCATACCCAAGCGAAGAGCACTATAAATGCAAATATATGTGCAACAGCGTAAACACATGTTGGAAAAACGAACCACCAAAACCAAACTGTCGGAACTGCGCACACGTTGAGTTTGACGTAGAAAACAAAGACGTAGAGAACCCTATTGCGAAATGCCAAAAGCATAACAGCGTATTTCCAACGCTTGACGCGATGACTCAATCATACGCTTGCCATAGGTATAATCCGTTTTTCTTTCAAGATTGCGAACTTGTTGAGCTAAAAGATAACGATCTTATTTATCGAAATAAAGAAACAGGCGTTATTTTTACCAATGGAGAATCTGGATTTAACAGCTTGCAAATCTACGAGAATAGAAAAACAAAGCCGTGGTTGTCGAAAGATATAAATGAAATTGTAGACAAGTTTGGTGCATCATTCATTCAGGAAGAAGTTTTAAATGATTCTGAATCCGAAACCGATTAAAAAGCCTAGACCAGAATACCAAGCTCCAGCGCTAGATAAGCTGTGGGAGTACATTCATAACCCAGAAAATAGCGGTAAGCATCCACTGCTTTCGTTGTCTGTAGGGGCTGGTAAAACGCTTATTATTGCTTGGCTATGTCAAAGATTAAAAGAAGCATACCCGCAGCTTAAGATACTTGTGCTAGTTCATACACAAGAGCTTGTAGGTCAGAACTTTGAAGAGTTTAAAGAGGTAGCTCCTGCTTTAGATTCGTCCTTGTACATGGCATCTTTGGGAGCAAAGAAAACATCTGATATTGTTTTTGGTTCGATTCAGTCCGTATCAAAAAATCCTGACCTATTCGAACCAAACATTATCATCATTGATGAATGTCATTGGATTAGTAAAAGCCAAAGCAAAGGCATCTACAGAACATTTATCGACCATGTGCTTGCTAAAAAGCCGGGAACTATTTGTATAGGATTAACAGGTACTGAATGGCGTATGGATGGCGGCTCTTTGGTTCATGGCGAAGAAAAGCTATTCGATGAGGTCGTTTATAAGGTCAGTATGGGTGATCTTTTAAAACTAGGATACCTTTGCCCTTTAATTACACCTTATGAAGAGGTTAAGACAAAGTTTGATACCAGTTCATTATCAATAGGAAAAGCTAAAGGCGACTTTACAGACAGCAAACTTGCTCAGATCATGGATGCGTCACAAGAAAAAACAGATGCCGCGATTGATGAGTATTACCGATTATCGCAAGGGCGCAACAAACATCTTATCTTTGGGACAACAGTAGAACACTTGTATCATATTAAAGAGTCTGCATCTCGTTACTTTAAATGCGAAGTTATTCATGGTGGTTTAAGCAAGAAAGATAGAAAGAAATTTATTCATCAGTTTAAAGTAACTGGCGAGCTGGATATGCTGATTTCTGGTGTAATCCTTACAACAGGTTTTAACGTGCCAGCAGTAGACTCTATCGGTCTATTAAGGGACGTTGGCAGCTCTGCTTTGTATATTCAGATTGCAGGGCGAGGGATGCGATTATCACCTGAAACAGGCAAGACGAATTGTCTTTGGATCGACTTTACGGAAACAACAGGTAGACATGGTGAGGTAGATAAGATTGAACCACCGCCACCACCAATGGAAGGAGGAGGTCAAGCAGTAACAAAGCAATGCCCTAACTGTGAGGAACAAGTAGCAGGTGGCGTTTCTATTTGTCCAAATTGCGACTTTGAATTTGAGCTAACAATAAACGAGGTAGCACATGACGTTAAAGCATCTAAAGCAAAGATTCTTTCTAGCAAACGAAAACCGCCTGTATGGGTTACGCTAAAGAACAACGATAACAAGCCAGCTATTACATGGTCAGTAGGCGTTCCTTACAAAAGTAGAGGACAATATGATGCGCCAAAGTACCTAAAAATCAAATTCAATAGCGATGACGAAAGCATACCTATCTTTCTAACGCTAGAAGGTGCAGGACGCAACTATGCTTGCAAGTTATGGCATTTGTTGACTGGAGATGAAAACTGTCCTATGTACGCAGAAACAGCTTTCGACCTGTTAAGTCAAGGCGCTATGAAGCCGTTTAATCAGGTGCTATTGGATATTAATGATGTGCAAACGCATTACACAAACTCTAAAGGTAAGCGAGTAAAGAATAGAAACGGAGCGATAGGGTATAAGTTGCTTGATGTGCGACTGGCATAAGGGGCATTGCGCCCCTTATTTAGTAAAGCTAGAAGTGAACCAATGTTTCAAGGTTTGATCATATAGATATCAATATACTTTATGGCAAGTTATTATGTTTATACATTTTTACCTGCCCAGAAAGCACTGTCTCCAGCTTCTGCTACTGCATTGTAGTATGTCATAGCTCTGTACCTTCGTAACACTTTTAGCCATCCCCCATGAGCGTTAATGATACGTAGAAGGTTTCTAAGGAAGAGTATATCAGCAAACACTTTATCATCCTCTGTAAAACCTTCATGATACATCCAGTCATGAATCTGACAGGCTTCTGATATGTTCAGCCCCCACATAGTTTCAGGAACTAAAGCACCCTTCCAGCCGCTTGTACCGCATCCGTTGCAGACCTGCGAGCGCTCTTCCGGCGATGCGTCTAAATAAGATTGAGGAGCTAATAGGTTTTTGCAAGCAGCTAGAGTCATAATAGGAACGCCAATTTTGCGGCAGAAGTCAGATAAAGGATCAGCTGATTTGCCGATCCATTCATGTCACTCTGCAAAATGTAACGACTGACTGATTCGTCAAGCGATAGTGCCACTTTATGAGAGTCTTCAAACGCCTGCCATTCATCAGAGGTGTACTCGTTTTTATGTGCTACAACTACCTCATAAACATCAAGATAAGCATCCCTAGCCTTGAAATAGTCAATCTGAAGCAATAAAAGATTTTCAGGCTTCGCGCTTGAAAACTTATCTCTAAGGCTTTTGATTGTATCTCTTGCAGACAATACCTTATCAACCTCTGAGTCTGCCAGATCAGCTTTAAGAATCATTGTGCTAACACTACCACCGTTAACATCAACCACATAAGCGGCATTAGTGCCAGAAACAAATAGATCGCCCAGTGCTGAGCAGCCGCTGACAAGTAGCGCAAACATGATAGTTGCTATGTATTTAATCATCTTTAATTACCTTTTTAAGTATTCTAAGAACATATATAGAAGGAAGAAAATCAAAAGATTTAATTCTGTATTTTGTATTTATCAGAAAAGGCTTCCATACGCTAACGCAGTTATTCATCAACCTCCACTTTTTACCTTCAAGAGAATTGAAAACATTATTGTCGTATTCTCCGCTGCTTCCTATATCAATAAAAACAAAACCATCTATCTTATCTATATCTCTTTCAAGTAAAAGCATATCTTTCTTTACAAACCTGAGCCATTTCCCATTCATACAAAATGACAAAGAACTAGAATTGTGACCAAATAAAGATATGGCAATTCCTATTAAGTCATCTGGTTTTTTAAAAACCATATAAACACGATTATTTTCGATCTCGGTAACACCTGATATATCAATTATATCTATAATTGATATTATATTCCATATAACAATGTACACAAAAAGCACAACTGTTATGGTATGAACATACGTTCCATTTATCCCTGATAAAAAATAAACTTGGTTTATAAGTATAGCAATAGCTGAAACAAGAAATATAATAGATATTATATCTTTATTGATCTTGTAAATATTATAAATCAATATTGATAATAACATAGAAAGACACGTTATTATAACAGCTCCAGTTATACCATAGTAAGATAATAGTAGAACTGACACAGTTATAAACACATACAGCGACTTAAAACCTATGAAGGCTGCCATTGCTTATAGTCTTCGCAAATAGCTTCCAGACCTTCGCACGAATTGCAATTAGCAATATCTAAATCCTTTATTTCGTGCGCCTTCGCTCCAACAGCGAGTATGTGATTCTTCATCGCTGTTGATATTAATACTAAATCAGCCTTTGTTACTGCTGGGTTTTGATTGTCGTGCGTCCTCCAGTATGTAGGCAGCGGCTGCCCAAAAAGCTCATTAGACATAACAAGAAGAGCAATCGCTTTAGCCTCATCGTCATCTGCTTGATATTGAAATGTGCCGGAAGATATTGTGATATCAATAATTGAAGAGCATTTAGCATAGCGCGTCTCGTCAATATTTTTACACGCAATTATCTTGTATTGACATAGAACCCAATCATCGGCTTCCTCTTGAGATTCTGCCCAGTATTTTCCGAACGGTGTGTCGTATAACATAGGTTATGCTCCGGTTGATGTTGGTAGATATAGACTTGTCATAACTCGATTACCCGTACCGGTGTACGCAACAGCGCAGAACAATCCCAAC